GGCTATATAAAAATTTAATTCCATCCGATATACTATTAGATGGTATGGATAAGATTAAAAGTTTTTGTGTAGAGCGTGTACAAACTAATATTCCGGAACCAGAGTTTAATGCAAAAGCAAATCAATGGTTTAGAGAATTCACATATGATATGGAAATTGAAAAGGAAAAGTCAAAAGACTTTATTGGATATTTCAATAAATATGGGTCAACTGCATTTAAGCAGATTGAAACAAAACATAAAGAATTTACTCCTGAAAGATTACTTGATGGCTGTAAAGCTATTGCAAGATTAAAGCAGCAAGCAATTGAAAAGAAATATTTAGAACACGAAGCTAGATTATTTCTTTGTTCAATTCTAACTTATAATGAAGATTCAATAAAATTCTTACATGGAATTTTAAGTAATTGCGAAGATTATAATGTGGAAAAAACAAACAGTCATATTAATGATTGGATTAAAAGAAGAGAGCTAGGAATTGGTGGCAGACCATATACATGTGAAAGAGCAAATTCAGCTGGAGTTGGATGCGGCGAATGCTCCTTGGAAAAAAGAAATAAATGGGTTAAAATAGGAGATAGATATGTTGAAACCCAAGAACAATCTTCTCCATCACCGATTCGATTTGGATATAAAATAGCAGATAAAGGAGGTGAACATGCCTGAAGTAACAGATCCCGATGACGTAGTTGGAGTTTGCTCTGAGTGTAAGTCAGACCAGCCAGATTCGTACATGATGAATAATCCGTTTGCTCAAGCTGGGCAATCAGCATCTTGCAAATATTGTGGTGGAGTCGTAATTATAGTTTATAGAGAGCTACGTGACAGATCCTTAGATCAATCAGATAAGAGTAGAGGAATTTGATGAAGAATTGGACTAATCTCCATAACCATACCGTTTTCTCCATGCTGGATGGACATGGTGACATAGAAGAATATTTAACTAGAGCTAAGTCCTTAGGAATGAAAGGTCTAGCCACGACTGACCATGGAAACATTCACTCGTGGCTAGACTTTTACGATGCTGGAACTTCAATAGGGGTTAAGCCAATTCTTGGTTCTGAGTTCTATCAAGCTAGAAAGTCTAGATTTGATAGAGATGAAGAGGAAAGATCCGGCCCATCGAAGAATGAATGGGAACAGAGAGGTCCATATCATATAACTATTTTAGCTAAAAATAAAATAGGTTATAAAAATATCATCAAAATGTCTTCAAGATCTTTCCTTGAGGGATATTACGTAAAGCCAAGAATTGATCATCAATTAATTTCTGAACATTCGGAAGGAATCATAGTTCTTTCTGGATGTTTAAATAGTGAAGTCTGTCAAGCTCTACTTAGAGATGATTATAATTTCGCTCTCGCCGCTGCAAAAAAGATGCAGGATATAGTTGGTAAAGAAAACTACTTTATAGAAGTTCAAGACCATGGTTTGGGTGAACAAAAAAAGGTATTTAACCAATTAGTTCAAATAGCAGAGACAATAGGGGCAAAAGTAGTTCCTAGCGGCGACTGCCATTATGTTCACAAATGCGATGCGAGAGCGCATGACATAATGTTGTGCGTAGCAACAAACGCAAATATCCATACACCAAATAGATTTTCATTTAGTGGTGAAGAGTTCTATCTTCAATCGTATGATGAAATGTCATCCAAGTTTAATCCAGACTGGTTAAAGAACAGTATGGATGTTTGTGATATGGTTGATTTGAATTTATCTTTTGGAGATATTCACTTTCCCAATTTCCCAATACCAACTCTAGAAACTTCTATTGAATATTTCGATAGATTAGCGTGGGCTGGGTTGCGTGAAAGATATGGTGATCCGCTACCGCAACATATTATCGATAGGGCGAATCATGAAATCCGCGTTGTTAAGGAAATGGGATTCACTGAATATTTTCTTGTTGTTTCAGACCTTGTTAATTGGGCAAAAAATAATAATGTAAGAGTTGGCTGGGGAAGAGGCTCTGCAGCTGGAAGTATTTTATCCTACGCATTCAAAATTACTAATCTTGATCCAATCAAGTTTGGATTGATGTTCGAGCGATTCTTAGTTGAAGGTAGAAAGTCAATGCCCGATATTGACCTAGACTTTGATGATAGATATCGTGATGAAGTTATCAACTATGCTAGAACAAAATATGGTTCAGATCATGTAGCTCATATTTGTACATTCAATAAAACTGGTGCTAGACAGTCAATCAGAGACGCAGCTAGAGCACTTGGATATGACTTCTCTGGTGGCGACACCGTTGCAAAACTAGTGCCACCACCAGTTCTTGGAATATCTAAAAATCTTTCTGAATGCATGGAAGTTCAAGAATTTAAAGATCTCTACAATAAAGACGAAGATGCCAAGAATATAATCGATACGGCTTTTGGACTAGAGGGTCTTGTAAGACAAACTGGAATACACGCTGCTGGTATTGTTATTTCAAGAGATTCATTAACTGAATATCTCCCAGTAATGCAAAAGGGTGTGGACAATCCAGTAGTAACCCAATGGGATATGGGTAGAGTCGAACAGTGTGGACTTTTAAAAATCGACTTCCTTGGCCTAAGAAACCTAGGGATCATTGATTCATGCATCAAGCTTATAAATAAAAGAAAGAACATATTAATAGATGTAGATCATATTCCTTTAGATGATCAAAAGACTTACGACGAATTGTGTAAGGGCAACTGCGCTGGAGTGTTCCAGCTTGAGTCATCGGGCATGAGACAGCTAATGATGCAGCTTCAGCCACGTAATGTTGAAGACATAATGGCATTGATTTCTCTTTATAGGCCAGGTCCAATGGGTTCTGGAATGGATAAAGAATATATTGACCGCAAACACGGTAGAAGTAAAATTAAATATGAACATCCAAAACTAGAAAAGGTTCTAGCTCCATCTCTTGGCATTATGCTATACCAGGAAGACGTTCTAGCTGTATCTAGAGAATTAGCTGGCTTCTCCTCAGCTGAGGCTGATGATTTGCGTAAAGTAATTGGTAAAAAGCTAATGGATAAAATTGCTAGTATGCGATCTAAATTTGTTGATGGGGCAGTTAAAACTTCTGATATTTCAGAACAATTAGCTAATAAGATATTTTCCGATATTGAATACTTCGGTGGCTATGGATTCAACAGAGCTCACGCTGCAAGTTATGCAATGATCAGCTACATAACTGCATATCTTAAATCTAATTTTCCAACAGAGTACATGGCTGCTCTAATGTCTTCGGTGGTAGGGAATAAGGAGAAGCAGTCGTTCTATCTTGCAGACTGTAGAAAGCTTGGCATAGAAGTTTTGCCACCATCTATTAATTATTCGGGAATTGATTTTGAAGTAGTGGGCGACTCCTCTATCGTTTTTGGCCTCTCTGCTATAAATGGGATAGGTCAATCAATAGCCGATGCAGTTGTTTCATGTCGCAATGTCGATAAACCATACACAAGTATTATTGACTTCTTGAGAAGATGTGATCCAGTTATTTTGAAGAAAAGCACTCTAGAACATCTAGCTGCTGCTGGTGCATTTGATGAGCTTGTCGATATTGAAACAGAAGAGTATTCTAGAATTGAAGAAATAAATATTCTAGAAAAAGAAAAAGAAGAACTGGGCATATATGTTACAAGTCATCCTGTTCTAGGAATATGGGATATTCTTTCTAAAAAAGTAGACTGTGAAATAATTGAACTAAATGAATATCAGGTTGGCTCCACATTAAAAGTGGGTGGCATCATTACTGAATCAAAAAAGATTATGACCAAAAAAGGTCAGAAAATGTTCAAGATATCCATTGAAGATATTTCTGCCGATGTCGAAGTTATCGTATTCCCCAACGCTGCAAAGACCATACCTGATGATTACTTTACAAAAGGTAATGTATTAATAGTTACTGGTAATTTAAATAAAGAGGGAGATGAAGAAAACTCAACTCCTAAAATATTCTACTCAACTTCAGAAAAAATTGACAATCATTTATTTGCAACTGGTAAAGCAATGGTTTTTGATATAAATAAAAATATATCTGCTTCTACAATAAGTAAAATATATGATATAATTAGTTCTTCAAGAGGTGATCGTCCAATTTTCTTGCAGATAATTGACGATAAACATAAATTTATTTATAAATATAAAATAGAAGCTTCACCAAAAGTAGAAGAATCTATTAGACAATTAATTGAATTGGAGCAATAACATGTCAAAAGATAAGCCTTCCGTTAACCCAACAGATAAATGGTGCTGGGTATTCTGCTCATCATGCAACAGATGCCAGGATAAGGGTAGATACACAAAGTGCAACGACTGCAGTGGTCGATATGACCCTGATTTAAAAATTAGAACAGATAACGATGATTTCTGCGATTGTAAAAATGGAGTTCTCAGATGGAAAACTCAGCAAGGCAAGCTCATCTTAACTAGATTTAAATCTAACCCATTTAAGGGTGAAGTCAAATACGAAAGAGTAACAGAGGATGAAAGAGACTGGGATTCTTACGTAAAAGACATGCGAGAAAAACTAAATGATCCCAATTGGAATCCAATAACTTTTTACTAGGAGATAATATGAGTCACAATTTTCCAGCAGTGGTTGAAAAAGGCAATATCAAATTAACTGAATATACTGATTCAACATATAATTATGAAGATAAATTATTTATACAGTGTACTTGTGTAGGATTTTATTTAACTCAAAAAGATCTTAAAGACTTATACACTGTCGTTGGTTACTATTTAAATGCAGATGATATTACTGACATTAAAGTAACCATAGGAGGTGAACATGTGGCCTTATGAAGAAGGTGATTATATGGAACTAGGTGAAACTGGTTGGATTCCTATTGGTCAAGGAGCTTATATCAATAAGCATACCGGTCATACCATTGATGAAATAGGAAGAGAATTCGATGAAAATGGTCAATTAATTCATGACCCAAATGAAGATAAGTAGGAATATTTTTGCGTTCTATATCAATTAAAAGTTATGATGAATTAAGTGAATTAGAGAAGCTTGGATTAGTAGACTTTTCCTATTCAAGAATCGATACATACGAACAATGTCCAGCAAAGTATTTCTATTCTTACATTAAGAAAGAGCCTAGGCAGTTCAATGCACCAGCAGCTTTGGGGAATATAGTCCATGCTGTTCTGGAGAACACGCTATCCAATGATAAGCAACTAGATCTTTTAGAGCTTCAAGAAGAGTACAAGAATAATATTCCAGTATGGGACCCAAACCAGGAAATAAGTCCAGATCTTATTTCTATTGGTTCAGTTATATTAAATGAATTTTATGATCAAAACTCCGATAAAGAATTCTCTATTTATGATAAAGAAATGTCTTTCTCTTTTATAATAGGATCCTATAGAATAATCGGTTTTATCGATAGAGTAGACATAATCGGTGACAGAGTTAATATAACAGATTATAAAACAGGTAAATGGGAAGTTGCTCAAAAGCATGTCCCATCTAATCTGCAATTAGGAATATATGCCCTAGCTCTTCATAATATTTTTCCTGAAAAAGAAATCTATGCAGAGCTCTACTATCTTAGATCTGGAAAAAGAAAAGGTCACTTATTTAGCCAAGAGGATATTGAAGAAGTTAAGAATAAACTTATTAACACTATTCAAAAAATAATGGTTGATCAAAACTTCACGGCAACATCTAATACCCGAGCATGTTCATATTGTGACCACGCTAAATCAGAAGTCTGTGCAACTGGGGTATTCAGAAACAAAAAGAATAATTATGGATAACAGAAAAGGGGCCGGTTTCCCGGCCCCAAATCTGTACGTAGTTTTTTTAAAAAGAATCAGAAATCTGAATCTGAATCAATGGCGAAATCGAAATCATTGAACTCTGTGACTACCTTGACTGCATCGCTGTAGTCATAACCAAGGTCTACGACCAAGTCCTCGATAATCTCGTTGTTAATGGTTTCAATTGCTGTGTTGATGATGTGTGTTAAAGTGTTCATGGTGATTAGTATACTTCTTTCTTGAAGAGGAATGCAAGTTATTTTGCATATTTTTGTTTTTTTTTATTTTTTGGTGTATAATGTATACACGTTTAGAGCATTAAGGATATCACAATGGAGCTACATGTTGTCAAGCCAGAAGAGTTTTTTCTCGAAAAATCTTCCTTCAAAAAACAACCCAATTTTAATAATATTAGAAATCGCCAAATTGACAAAGATATTATTGAAAATGATGGAGTCATTACCAGGAAAAAGGGTAATGCCTATCAATATACCAAAACTGGCTACAGGAAAGATATTGAACTTAATGTGAGATCTAGTTGGGAAGCTAATTTTGTAAGGATTCTAAAAATTTATAAAATAGAATTTGAATTTGAACCTACTGTATTTTCTTTCCCAATCAAAAGGGGAACTAAGGGCTATACGCCAGACTTTTTACTTAAGAGGAATAATGAGTGGGTAGAAGTAAAAGGTTATCTAGACGATAAAAGTAAAATAAAATTAAAAAGATTTAAAAGATATTATCCTGACGAATTTGAAAGAATGACTTGCGTGATAAGTAGATACTCTAACGACGCTAAAAACTTTATGGCAGAGATCGAAGTTCCTCAAGTAGTTTTTTATGAAGATATAAAAGATTTCTATAGTCAGTATCTTGTAAATTGGGAAGGTAAAAAATGACAGCATATAAGGAACAATACTATTCTTTAGAAGAAAATGAAATGCAGGATCTAATTGCAAAAGCTAAAAAAGGTTCTGTAAAAGCTCAAGAAGAACTTATAAAAGTTTTCAGTAACTTTTTAACAAAATATATTTCTTTATTATATTATGGAAAATTTAATTTGAATGACTATGACATTAGAAGATTTATATCTCTTTTCATAAAAGATCCCAGCACAAGATTTGCCCTTATGAAAAACAAAATGAGTGGATCTAATTTGAAAGTAATTAATGAGTGCATGCGTGGCATCCATTATATGGCTAAGAGATATGGTGATGAAGAAGATATTAGGCAAACTGTTTATATGACTTTCTTCCAGTGCATAGGCAGATACGAAAGGAAGGATTCAGCAAAAGGGCCAATTCCATTTAGTGGGTTCTTGTATAGTTATTTCTTTTATCTCTTAAAGAAAAACGTAGATACATTTTTAATTGATCAATTAGGAAGGAAAACTTTCCCCCTACTAGACGACGACGCCACTAATGATGAAAGTGATGAAAACTATGTAGTTGGATTTAAAGCAGATCCGATAGACATAAGTATGGAGCAGCTTTTAGCAGCAGATAAAATTGATGAATTTTGGGTTCTTGGCGAGAAAAATATATCTCCTTTTGATAGACTTACTGTTCAGGAAAGACAACTATTAAAATGGAGATATGTTGATGGGCAAAGATCAAGTCAAATATCTCAAAGAGTTAATGAACATCCGAATACGGTTAGAGAACATCTATCTAAAATAAAAATAAAAATAAAAGATATAATAATTGAAAACAATCTTGAAGAATATATCACATTAATAAATATGGAGAAAAATTAATGAATGTACAATCCATGGAAAAACTGCAGGAGCTACTGCAGAATTTTCTAGGCCCCCAGCTAAAAGAAGTCATCGACGCCTATGCAGCGACAGAAAAAAGTTCTAAGTATTTTGTTGAGATACCAGAAGTAGATATCATTGATTTAGGTATAGACACAATAGCTTCACTAGTTGCTCGAACATCAAATGTTTATGGAAGAGCTGCTCGCTTTGCTGGGATGGCTAGAGCTCAGTATAAGATAATTGAGGGCAATTATAAGCGAGTTTATAAATCAAATCGAGTAGGTAAAAACGAAGCAGAAAGAGAAGCTTCTGCAATGGAGGCTGCTGAGACACAATATACCGAGATGATAACATGCGAAGCTATAGTAAGCCTTGCTGAAGCGATGGAGACATCAGCCAGAATTGCATCTGAATCAGCTAGAAAATTAATGGATAAAATGCAATCTATGCAGGTAGCTGCATTTAGAGAAGAAAAGGGTTCTTACTTAGAATCCGATTTCAGTACATACTAAAGGATAAAATATGTTTATTGGTTACTATAAAAGTGTGAATTCTTCAGAGGAATTCTATTCCAAGAAAAAGGAAGATTTGAATTTCCCTACTCAGGTAGAATATAAAGGTATTCGTTACCTTCTGAATAAGACAATTCAAATATCTCCTAGCACTGAGAAAAATATAATATCAATGGCCAAGAAATATGGAATAGATTTCGATGTTGCTATTGACTAAAACACCACTAATATTAAAAATCTTAATCAGAAATTGGTGGTAACATTATGCACATAGAAGTTTTTTGTGACGGAGCTTCAAGAGGTCAAGGGCAAAAGAAATTTGGAGAAGCTGCGTGTTCAGCTGTAGTCTACAAAAATAGAAAAAAGATAGCACAATTTGCAAGAGGTTTAGGACCTAGAACAAATAACGAAGCGGAGTATGAAGCCGTTATAGCTGGTCTATTGATTTGTTCAATGGCTGATTTAGTTGATCCAATTATTTACACTGATTCAGCCGTTGTAGCTAATCAGATCAATGGTAAGTGGAAATGTAAAAACGAATCATTAATACCTCTATTGATGACAGTTGAAGAAATAAGATCTGAGTTTAAATTTAGAGTGATTCAGGTTAATCGATCATTTGTTTGGGAGCCAGATTCTCTTGCTAACGCATTCCTGAATGAATTAGAGATTAGAAAAGACAACATCGCTAGAAATACAATGATATAATAGATAGCATG